GAGCAGCAGAAATTAGGCAGGCCGCTAGAACACAAGCTAGCAATATCCTTGCCGACGTTGACCGTCAAATTGCTTTCCGTCGCGCAGCCATGAGCCGCGCACGGGAAAGAGGCGCTACTGCAGAGCGCATTCCGGGTGGAGCTAGACAGCTTATCGGGGAGCCACGGGAGGCTACTGAAGTTGGCACGGCGCTCCGTGATCGTATTACCCAAGTCCAAGGTGAAAGATTAGCCGCCCGGACGGCGCAAGTCGAGGCAGATAAAGCTGCTGTTGTAGCCGATGTAAATGCTAAACAGGCTGCTGGCAAATTCATCACTCAAGAGCCTCAATACCAATCTTTGTTGCGCGAACTTGAGGCCAAAATTGGCATTGGCAAAGCGGGTGCTGAAGCCCCACTAAAAGCAGAGCGCGACCCCGGAATTGTCAACGCCTTGACCCAGCTCTATAACTCATTAAAACCACGCAAGGTAGAGCTAGCAGACGGCTCCGTGGTTGAAAGACCTACTGGATTTGATGCCGTTGACAATGTACGGCGCAGACTTGGAGAGGCTTATAGGAACCCAACAGCCGAAGGGTATGGTGCTATTGGACAAAATTACGCAAGAGACTATTACAAAGTTTTGAGCGAAATTCTTGGTACCTACTCGGAGCCAAAGAAAAACTTGATTTCTAACTACGAAACCCTGTCTAAAGAGTTAGATATTTTTAAGACAGGAGCCGGTCAAAAAGCAACGGCTGTAGAGCGTTTTGATCCTGAGTCTTACAAAACCTATGCCTCAGAACTACCCGCTAACTATTTTGCCAACCGGGAGTCTGTGCGCGACCTTATTGAACTGACAGGTGGAGATAAACGGTTTGTCGAGCAGCAGGCCGCATCTTATGTTGCTAGGCAGCTTGAAGGTGTACGCACACCACAGGCTGCTGCAAACTGGGAGATGGCTAACCGGGATTGGCTAGTCGAGTTTCCCGGGCTGCAAGGTGCTGTCAATCGTTACCTGCAAGCCCTAGGTTTTGCGGAGCGCAGGGTAAGCCGTACCGAAGAAGTGGCCAAAGCGCTGAAAACTGAGATCACCAGATTCCCAGAGCTAGCTCAGAAACGTGCTGGCGAGGTGGTAAAGGCAGGCGAGCGAGAGGCCGCAGCATTAGAGCGCCCGGGAGCAACCTTGTTGGGCGAGGCTAGAGCAACAGCTAGAGAAACAGAAGCTGCTGCCAACGCCAAAGCCAGACTGTTATCTAGTTTAGGAAAAGACCCTGTAGTGGCTTTTGATGAGCTAATCCGCAAGGGTAATACTGACCGGCTACGGGCTGCAGCCCCGGTAATTAACCGTGACCCTGACCTGCGTAGACAGTTTTTGGAAGGTGTGCGGATAAGCCTTAGCCGTGTTGACCCAAGAGAGATGGCCGATAACTACCGCCGCTTAATCCAACCAGCATTGCTTGACGTTGGCCTTTTGGACGCTAGGCAGGCAAAACAAATAGCAGATCAGGTTCGATTAGTCGAGCTAACCGTAACCCCAGACCGCCGTGGCCAAGCTATTGCTAGCGCTATTCGCAACGTGGTGACGGGTACGGCAGGCGCTGGAGCATCTCGCGGCATGGAAGCTCTTGGATTATCGTTCACACAACCATTCCTAGGAGGTATGTAATGCCATTGAAGAAAGGCAGCAGCCAGAAAACTATCTCAGGCAACATTGGCGAGATGGTCAGAAAATTTAAAGATACCGGAAAGATTGGAACTAGCCGTCCCGGTTCGAAACGTGAAGGCGATAACAAGGCCGCAGCAATTCCCTACCAAACCGGCCGGAGGAGGCAAAGGCAAAGCAAACTTATGGCAAGCGTAAACCAGCCCAGAAACGGGGGGCAGATCGCATGGACCCGACTGGTGGCGAGAATGAAGCACGTGGCTCCGAAGATGCCATGAAAGCCCGTGGCCTGCGCCCAGCCCAGAAAAAAATGGATAAGCGCAATAGCGGCAAGCGAATGGAAAGATGAGCAAGAAAATTAAGGGGCTGAACCCTGAACTGGAAGAGGCAGTCAATACTCTTCTAAGGCAGGTGATGAATGATCCAACGGCTAGCCTGACCGACAAAACAAAGGTACTTGACCGCGCATTGAAACTGGAACAGATCAAACAAAAGATTTCAGATGATGAGTGGGGCAAAGGATTTTATAACGATGATGAAGGAGAGTAGTTATGGAAGGGGCAGTAGCACTGAAGATAGTCAGAATGGCTCTGGAGATTATTTCTATGCGGTTGTTGACCATCTTATCTATGGTGATGAGCTTTTTACTGGCAGTCTGGACTATGTTCGAACCGTCTTGGGAGCGTATGGCGACGAGTGCGTTTTTTGCCGTGTGCGTGTATTTACCTTGCATTAGTTTTGAGAGGATTAAAAATGAAAATCGTAAAAAAGATGAGTCTTGAGATGTACAAGAACTATGAAAAGGAAGAGTACATGGGCAAATCTTCTGGTAAGCCGGTTCGTCCTGCGACCATTAGCGATGCCTGTGGCCATGCTCAACCTACCCGCCGTCAGCCGCAAGGCTTTGTAGGCGTTTTGGACTTCTCTGGCTCTGGCCAAACTAAGAAGTCTCCCACTTCTAAACCCGGAAACGCCGGGGGCAAAAGGATCATCTAAATGGCTAACAACATAGCATTTCAGGCTACCGGCAACACGTTTGTAATCGTCACCAGCACAGCAAACACGGCAGTAAACAAGGCAGTCACTGGAGTCACGCCGTCTAATCAGTACAAGATTACTGCGGCCAATACCACGGTCTTCGTGCGTATGTCTGAGTCCAATGCAAATGCTGTGTTGCCTACATCGACCACAAGTCAGCCGGGAATTTGGCTGGCCAACGGTGAAAGCGTAGTGGTCACTGCACAGCAGACGAGCGTTGATAAAACGGTCTATGTATCTGTCATATCGCTCGATGCCAATGGCGCTGTGTACGTTACTCCGGGTGAAGGAATGTCCTAATGGAACAGCATGAGACAGCTAAAGAAGTAGCCGGAAAGTCTATAGGACGGTTCGGCCTTTTCTACATCACTTTGATTGTTTTGATTGGCGTTGGCTCTAGTTACTTTTTGTCGGAGGCAGCGATTACCGCCGTGATGACAATGGTAGGCGGTGCTTTGGTTGCCCTCATTAACATGATGAATGGCATAGCTGGCACTGCTGCCAAAGAAGAGAAGCCGGAGTTCAAAGTCATCTCTGATCTAATCCAGCGCCTCGATCAAAAAGAACCGCCAATGCGTGTTGACGTTGTAGATGGAAAGGTTACCGTGGCTAAAGGCCATGACATTGTGACGATGAAGGACGCAAAATGATTCCCTTGGCTGCGCTCTTAGATGTAGGAATGAAGGTGCTGGATAAGGTCATACCTGATCCAGAAGCCAAAGCCAAAGCTCAAGCTGCTCTCATGGAGATGCAGCAAAAAGGTGAGCTAGCGCAGCTACAGGCAGACATGAACGAGCAAGATAACCTGACTAAACGGGCTGAAGCCGACATGAAGTCAGACTCTTGGCTATCAAAAAATATACGGCCCATGACCCTCATTTTCATACTGGCTGTTTACACAACCTTTGCGGCTATGTCGGCTGCGGATGTCGAGGTAAACAATAATTATGTGGAGTTGCTTGGTCAATGGGGTATGCTCATTATGAGCTTTTACTTTGGAGGCAGAACCTTAGAAAAGATCATGGACATGAAAGGCAAAAAAGATGCAGCTAAGTCCTAACTTTTCGCTTAAGGAACTAATAGCCTCAGAAACGGCAGAGAGACATGGAATTGATAACACGCCTTCGCCAGAGATTATCGAAAATCTTAAACAGCTTGCGGCAGCGCTTCAAGAAGTAAGGACGCTCCTTGGCAACAAACCAATCAGTATTAACTCTGGCTATCGCAGTCCTGAAGTCAACGCCAAATTGGGTAGCAAGCCGACTTCTGACCATTGCAAGGGCTTGGCGGCTGATTTCATTTGCCCGTCTTTTGGTTCCCCGGACGAGATTGTCAGGGCAATTATGGGTTCTTCAATATCGTACAAGCAGGTCATTAGAGAATTTGATCGGTGGGTACATTTTGCGATCCCAGCCACGGGCGAGGAACCGCGCCGCCAAGCGCTAATTATCGACAAAGAAGGCACACGGAACTATGCCTAAAAAGGGTGTCAGCTTATCCATAGGCCGGGGCGAAAAGCTGCCGGTCAGTAAAGGTGCTGGCCTTACAGCCAAAGGCAGGGCAAAGTACAACAGGGCCACTGGCAGCAAGCTGAAGGCACCAGCGCCTAACCCAAAGACAAAGGCTGACAAGGGCCGCAAGGCTTCGTTTTGCGCGAGGATGCGGGGTGTAGTGCGAAACGCCAAAGGGCCTGCTACACGGGCCAAGGCTTCTCTACGGAGGTGGAACTGCAGATGAAAAAAGGTCTTTACTACAACATAAACAAACGACGGGAGAAGGGCCTCCCGCCAAAAAAACCCGGGCAAAAGGGATACCCCACCCGGGAAGCATTTGTTCGATCTGCCAAGACAGCAAAGCCACCGAAAAGGCAATCGAAACGCTAGCTCCTTCTGGCCACCCTTCCGGCCAGCTTGAACGCCCCCGGTTCGTCCGGGGGTCTTTTTTATATCTTGTCTACTGCGTCGCAGATCACCCCAGCTACTAGGGCTCGCTCCTCTGCGCTGCCATCCACCATCTTGCAGATCACCCGATTGTCATTAGAGACAATCTCAATGCTGCCATCCTTACGCACCATGACAACCCAAGGCAGGTTGCAGATGTCGCGCACCCACTCAGGCTCTCGCCCCTTTTCCTCTTGCCACCGCTGTTGATCGTCTTCCATTTCCATTGGCTGATCCACTCTTGGTTCCTTTCTTAACTGGTGGTGCAATTTTAGTTACGACTGCTGGTTTGCTGCCTGCTGCTTTTAGCACCTTTGGCCAGTTTACAGGCGCTGCTGGAGCCGCTGTCTGCACTAGCTGACCCTCAAATAGATAGGTTCCAAAGTGTCCGATACGGCACCACGGTGCTGCCCATACCGTACCGCCAGCCCTGCGCCATGCGTGGCAAAAATGATAATCTTCACTTAGAAGCCTGCCGCTTTCAGGGTCTATGCTTTCCGTAAAGTATTGATAAACAGGTTTGCCAGCAGTCATGTGGCTCATGTCGTTTTTGAAAATTGGCGTAGTCTTTTGCAGCTTCTTAAAGACTTCTCGCTCGACCAGCATTATGCCTGTGCCGCCTGCAGCTACAGGGAACGGCTGATCTTGTGGCACCGTGATACTGGCTGTGTTTTGCAGTAGATTGACCACGAATGACCCTGTAAACCTATGAAGATCGCGCTCGCCACGCATTGCAGCCTCATGCACCGTGCCCCAGTTGATCTCTTTTTTCGGGCAGATGGCAACCATCACATCCTTGTCGCAAACCAGCATGCGGAAAATATCCTCGGCAAAAAACTTCATGTCTGCATCGATAAACAGAAGGTGGGTGCAGTCTGTTTCTAAAAACTGGTGCGTCAGGTTGTTCCGGGCCCGGGTAATTAGACTTTCATTGAACATGAAAGCGCACTGCAGAATGACCCCGTTTGCGGAAAACATGCCCGACAAAGCGAGCAAAGACTGAACGAAAACCCCTGTACATTGGCCACCGTACATCGGCACCGCCAAAAAAATCTTGGTTTGTTGTGGTGCAGCATTTTTCTTCTTTGCCATCGTTATCTCCGTATAAGTGAGGGGTGCCAGAACCGCTGCCCCTCGGCAACGTCCTAATCACCATCCTTGGGGGATGGATGCACTTCTGGCTGTGCGGGGGGTAATTCGTTACCCAAAAACTTCAACATGTCTTCCCATCGCACTAATGCTAGCGATTTCTCGCCATCAGCCCGCATTACTACGATTGGAGTCTGCCCTTCCTTACATGATGCCTCTGCCTGCTCCATAAACTCATAGACAGCTATCTTGCGTCGGCGCTTACACTCGATAATGAAACGATCAAGGATAATGTCGCCTTCCCCGCTTTCTTGATACTGCACTAGGTTTCTGCGGGTCTTATAGCCAAGAATCATGTACAGATCATTGACTATATCGCGCTCATACTGAGCACCGCGCTGACGCTGTAGCTTACCCATTAAAACGGTACGTCATCGTCGCCATCGAGCGACTTGCTAGGAACTGGCTGCACGTTCTGCTTGTAATTCGGATCGGGCTTCCAGTTATCTTCCTTGAGGCTGATAAGCGGCCCCTTGGCAGATTGCTTTGTCCACGCTGCTAACTTGATGATCTCACCTGCAGCGTAATCACGTTCAAGTTTTAATTCACCCTTCCAATCCGGGCCTGCTGTGCCTTCGGCCTTTTTTGTATTAGTAAACAATACCCCGGTGCCTGCCTGTCGTTCTTGATAAGCCATTTACTTTCCTTTCACTAAATGATAACGGGCAAACACTTTCCCGTTTTTATTTACGTCTTCCGTAATTATGTTGTGTCCCATCTTGCGTAGATCGTCAATGCGGGCTGCTAGCCGAGCACAGCCAAACAAGGTCAGAGCGTCCATGTGCGTAATTCCATTTCCAGATTCCATGTACTTCAACACCATTTCGTTTTGCGTAAGTTTGCCTGACCGTACCGGCTCAATTACTTTTTTCCAGCTATCGCCTTGTTAATCTCGCCTCTGGCTGATCCTATGCCATTGGTAAGGATTTCATAGAGCCCAGATGAAGAGTCACGTACCTTGGTAAACATTCCACGGTTACACTTTTCAAGCTCGCCCAGCTTATACGACTTCTCATCAGCAGGCAGCTTGCCGCTATCTCTGATCCGATCCACCATTGTCAGGAAAGCGTCAGTCCACTTATCTGCGTCTGCATGAAACGAATACGGATCATCAGTCCCGGGCACCATCAGTGGCCAATCCCCAGCCGGTTCATCGACCAATGTGGGCATGGGCTCATCGGTAGGAATTACGATACTTTCCTTATGGGCATTTGGGATTGTCTCGACTTCGGTTTCGTCGAGCATGCCAAGTCCACAATGAGCAAGCACTGATCGGCGTATTGCTTTGGTAGTGCATTTAAGCACTGCGTTAGCAAGGGCATCCCCTCTAAGGTTTCCGATGCTAACAGCCCCTTGATTTTCACTAGAGCGTCCATCAGCCCCGGTAACTCTGACTGAGACAACGTAAATATCATCGACCCGTTCTTTATTCGTAATTTGAGTTGACAATTTGTGGAGGTTACAGAGTTGTTGCGTGGCTCCCGCATTGGCATATAGCACCTGCTTTCCGCTAAGGTTCAGCAGGTCAAACGGTTTGGCGCTAGGGTCTAGGCCAATCTGCTTGCAGCGGTAGTTGTAATACTGCACCTTCTGAACTTGGTTTAGCCCCGACAAGTCCCCTTTAGTAACAATTGATTCAATGATCGCTGGGTCAATAGCAGCGACCTCCCCTTTTGGCATCGAGATAACGTTACTCATTGTTTTGTCTCCAACTCTAAGCTGGCCCTAATCCAATCTGCCTTCATATCTTCTCTTACTGTCACAGACAGAAATTCAAGCAATCCGAGTGTGTAAACAAAACCAAACTTTTCAACACATTCTTTAGACCAATCCAAGCCAATGCCTTGCAGACTTTCCTCTTTTTCTACTTCTACTTCGCGTTCAATTTTTGCCATGATTAAGCCCCTTATTTAATTAAGAATCTACGACTTCCCGGCTGCTCGACAACAAACTTTTCATAGGTGTCGGGCAGTGCTTGTTTCAAAAGATCAGCACTAAACCGCTTGCTTGGCTTGCTGGTCTTCCAAGTGCAAAGTACTGAGCCATCAAAGGCTTTAAGCTGAGCTTTCGGGCCCATAGCTGATTGGATCATCTGCTTTAGCCCTTCCTCGGCCTCTTCGTACTCCTTCATCTTTGCTTTAATCATGGCCAACTGATTGCAGGCAGTCTCTAACGCTGCATTAGCCACCATGCTTTCGCCATCGTCCACCTTATAGACATCGCCAACGACATCAGCCATTGTCTGCGGGTTGTAGCTTTTGGTCTGCACCTGCGCCCAAAACTCGGCCATCGCCCGAATGTGAGCTTCAGCCTCAAGCGCTGTAAAGTTTTGCGGGTAGTGACAAAGCTCTTGCCCGCCAAAGAGCACCACAAGGATTATGTTTTGCACACCTTCGTGGACTATCTGCTCATGCAGGCATTGGGCCCGATACCTCTCAGAG